GCCACAGATAAGTCTGTACCCATGTGGTCTACGTAAAATGTTTGTATCATTTATTTACCTCACTTATTATTATCCATGTGATACCACAGATTAGAAACAGTAGTATCATTAATGCTGTTAATGCCTCACTCATGATACATACCTCGCTATCTTGTACTCAAGGTCTGTGTGAACAATGCCATGCCACCCAGATAGTTTGTTCTTTACAACATTGATGTGGCGTTGATTGTCTTCTTCCTCTTGACCCTCAACTGTAGGGTTCTTGGAGATCATAATCATAAGGTCAGCTTCTGCTGCCTTACCTGTACGTGAGCCTTCCATCATGGCTTGGTTGAGTACAACTTTACCTTCTGCTTCTGCAGATAGCTGAGACATGTAGAACATGGCACACTCTTGCTGCTTGGCGATCTGACGTGCTTGTATGGCGTTAGCCTTGAGTGCCTCATCAGGACGTGAGAAGCCAGCAGTACGGGCAAACTTGTCACCCATGTCTAGTATAACTACGTCAGGTTTGTATGACTTGCACACAGACTCAACCCAGTTCATGTCACGTCCTGTTGCATCCTTGAACATGATCTTGTCACGTATCTGACCAAAGACACGCATGGCTTCCTGTTTGTTCTTCACTATCTCAAACTTGTCCATGCCTGTAGCTGCCGTGATGTAGCGGTGAGCCACACGGTGGTAGCCTTCCTCATTACACAACACAATAACACGTGCACCCTGCCATGCAAAGCCATTAGGCCCAGCCACAAGTGAAGCATGGAAGGATGTCTTGCCTGTGTTAGGACGTGCACCTACCTCAATCAAGTGACCCGCATTGATGCCTTCAACCTTGCGTGTCAACGTGGGGATGTTGAATGTCCACTGTGACTCAAGGTCAGTCATGGCAAGGATAGTATCAAGGTCAATGTCTTCCCAATCAATACGTAGGTTGGGTGTGAAGTCATCGCCATACTGCTCAAGCATCTGACGTAATGGTTCCAGTGTAGACTTGCTACCGTTTACATAGTCAAAGCCAAGGTTGGCAATGTCCTCACCAATCACCTGTTGGAACAGCTTAGATAACACTTCCTGTGCTACGTCACTGCCCATTGGCTGCTCCTTGCTTACCTGCCCAAACAGGTGGCTGTATGCAGTCTTCTGTGCAGTTGTGAGGGTGGGGTTGTTCGCCATGAACAATGCCTCAATCTCTGCTGGTGTAACTGTACGTTCATAACGATCCATAGCAGTGTCAATAGACTGCTTGATCTTGCGTACATCTTTACTGAATAGTCTGTCAGGACAACGTGCACCACGATGCTCGTCATAAAAGTCTTTGTCCATCAGACTACGTATCAATGATAATTCCATGTGTTAGTCTCCTTAGCAGTTGATGTAATGTGCATGGTTTATGTAAAACGACACGCCCATTTCATAGTTATCTGTTTCGTGTTGATACAACGCAGACAATGAGTCTGCTACATTCTTGACTAGCTCATATTTATCTTCATTTGATATTTCAGAACCCAGTCCAAAGTTAACAGGGATAGCGGTAACAACATTCTGCCAATGCTTATGTATGTCACTGCCACCTTCGGTCTTCTCGCCTGTGGGTTCATAACGGTTTTCGTATACAAATACAACAGCATCGCTGTGATTGTATACTGTTATCTCTATTGTCTTATCCTCAAAAATCATATTAGTCTCCTAGTGTTGTAAGGTTTTCAAAGTCGGTAGGGTTACGGTATTTTAAATCGTCACGCAAGTACAGGATCTTGATTGTATCCACATACTGACGTAGCTCTCGTGCAAACTGCAGTGTCTTGGGTAACGCATCGGGGTCTAATGCAATTATTGCTGTTGAGAACTGCGACAAGTACTTCTTGTGTCCATTGGACAATGATGTACCCAACACTGCGACCCCGACATATACACCACCATCACCTACAATAGCAGCACTCACGCAGTCCTCAACAACTACAGCCGTTTTACCACGTCCAGAAGCGTATGGCAAGTCACTTTTACCATATCTTTTCCACTTAGGTATACGCTTACCCAGTGATCTGCCTGTGGCATCGACTGTAACTCCATTGTGTACAACAGGGAACACCACACGATGTTCCTTAACGTCATACAACAAGCCTAAATCTTGTGGGTTTAGTACCCACTGGTCACAGAAGTCTCTGATCTTTGCATCATCACGTACAAACCATTCTGGTTTTGAGAATGTTGATACATGTGTCTCTTCTGCAACACTACCCAATGACTTACGTATGTCATCAGCAGTCAGTTGAGTACGTGTGCCACCCGACACACTGCACCCAGCTTTGTAACAGTTCCATATGATCTTACCCATATTATTAGTAATAGTAAATGTATTCTTAGTATTACATGACGGGCATGTCATACGTTTAGTTTGACCATTTACTAATGCTAGATCATCTATAATACTTTGTATATTCATGCTGTATCACTTTCTATGTTGTTCGCTCCACTCAAGGATACACTTACATTTCTCTGTGTCAAGGCACTATTTGCACTAATGTACGTATGCTTCATGTATGGTTTCACAGAAGACACATGATTGTGTCCTGTCACTGCCATAACTTGGGGCAATGGTACACCAGCATCAACCATCTGTGTTACACCTGTCCTACGTAAATCCATAAGACGTAACTCTTCGGGTAGTTTAGCTAGACGCATTACCCTTCTACCCACTTTGGATAGTCTTTCCATAGCATAAGGGTTATACGAACCATCCGTAGGTCTAGGATGTGGGGCAACGTAGTCTTGAAAACCAAAGTCAGTACGCTGTTCATTCAACATGTGTAATAGATCCTCTGATATTGGTAGCTCTACGTCAGCCCTACGTTTACTCTGCTCAAGTGTGAGCTTCTGTGTACGAAAGTCAATGTTATCCCACGTCAACATACGCATGTCACCTAGTCGCTGACACCACTCATATGCCATCTGTACAATCAGGCCAATGTTACGATACTCAAAGTCGCTGTATGCTACGTCAAGAAACTTGACAACATCATCATGTGTCCACACTACCTTACGCTGTGCAGCAGACTTACGTTTGATGTTTGCCCAAGGATTGTACGTAGTATGCTCCATCTGTATGGCATAGTTGTACACCCTACTGGCACATGTTGCCGCATGATTAGCGAAACTGATGCCACGTTTGACCCACTCTTCATATGCTTGCTTTGCAACCTTAGAGGTAACGTGTTCATACTTACGCCACCCCATAGTCTGGTGCAGCACAGTTAGAAAGTACCTGTAGTCAACCTTAGTCGAGTGACGTAAAGCATTGAAATCATTAGACATATAGTAATAGTTAATGAGATCTGTGACCTTGCTGCTGGACTTTATTCGTACAACTTGTGATTGTTCTTCACGCCATGTGTCAATTGCTTTATTGTGATCACGAACAATCTTGCGTACTTGTTTTAAATCTGTTCCGTACTCCTCACGTTTGACCACTCCCTCATCAACAAGGTTCTGTGGTGGGTTAAAGCGGTATGAGATCACCCCAGAGGGTGAAGCTCGTTCTTGTACGTAGCGTGGCAGTTTAGGCATACGTATCTCCTTCATTGCAATTTAAAAGAAGTAATTCCTTGTCTGGTCTGTACACTATTCTACTTTTTACCCAAGCAGATTGCTTCTCTGCTTTCCTTACTTCAGCTACCATAGTAGAACTAAGCTCTTGCAGTTCGTCTTCATCCCAATAAGGCATACGTAAGGCTTTCTTGTACTTATTTTTTAGCCAAGAATGTACGTGGTGTATACGTTCCAGCACACTGAATAGCCTAAGATTACCAAGTGCATTGTTGCACTCTTCACAAGAGGGAAGCTTGTAGAAATTCATTTCTTTCTTAGCCTTTTCATTTGCACTATCCGTCCATGATATAGGCGGCACGTGATCTAATGTAGATGCGGGTATACCACAGTAAGTACAATTTCCGTAACGACTACCCCTAATTTCATAGAGGTAATCGTATTTAAGTATTAAATTATTTCTATGATTTGTTTGGTTCAACTACGCAGCCTCCAAGGTTACAAACCTATCATCAGATACCCACTTGGATACCTCTTGCTCACGTGACCACATGCTTACAGCTTGAGTGTCATTGCCAGTGTTACGAAGGTTGAAACCATTACGCTCATCAGCATACGATGCATAGTTGGTGAAGGCAGAATACAATGCCCACTTGTTGTGACCACGTTGTGAAGCTTCTTGCATGTACAAGCTGTACATCTTCTCAGACTTACGCTTGGATGCAATCATGCTGTCGAGCAGTGAGCTTACATCTACATACTTGAGGTCAGTCTGTGCCCACACTTGCATCTTGCTGGCTTCTTCGTAGAAGTCCTTACGTGCACGTGTCAGTTCATAGATGAAACTTTCCATAGTAAAGTTAGATGTGTTCTTCTTACGCACTTTGTCATACTCCCCTCTAATCATTCCATTGGTACAAAAGAAATCAATAGCACCAAAGTACACCTGATTGCTGCACGACCCATCAATACCATGTAATGATATAATACGATTGCCAATCTCAGTGCTGTGTTTGTCTGTCTCAATGACAGTCTTCATGTTGGGCAGGGTGATGTCAAGCATAGCCCATGCACCATTACGTGCAGTACGCCAGTGTGTATTGGCATTTGCTAACTCATGGTCAGACAGTTCTTCTGTCACTGTGTCAAGGACACCACGGTAGAAGTCACCGTGTGATGCACAAGTAAACGTGTTACCTACTACACCAAGGTATTCACCTGATGTAGCATTGATGACGTACTTCTTGTCTTTCACTTTGGTTGGCTCAAAAGCTACGTCAAAGTCCATGTACTCAGGTACGATATTCGGGTGATTAAAATCAAAAGCCATACTATTTTCTCCTTATGATAAGTATGTGGCAACTGTGCCATAGTTATGTAAGATATACAATGCCCACTAAGGGGCGTTAGCTATTTGTAGAATAGGTGTGACCCATAAGTCACAGTGTACTCTAGTTTGTCAGCCCAGTAGGGCCGCACATAGTGTGCATGATAGTGCGTTGCACCTTGTGTTATGTCTGTCACATCAATACCCTGACCTATCAAGGTATCTGCTGCAACCATCTGCGCATAAGCCCATGCATATGCCTCACGTGGCTTGTCAGATTTACCGTCACAGTACCAACTGAACTGGCATGTACCGTCATTACGTGACTGCTTAACCACAGAGCATACGTCATTGGGGAACTTGCTGGACTGTACACGGTTCATGACTACCTGTGCTACGGCATACTGTCCAACCATACTGTCGTTACGTGCCTCAAAGTACACGTTAAGTGCAAGACACATCAATGCTGCTTCAATCATTTATCTTTCCTCTTAGGTAAAGGTGTACCTGACCAATCATCACATGGATCATCAGGCGGCATCGGTTTCTGATCCTGTTGTGTAGACTGATATGAATATACGTGTACCATCGCCATCGCTTTCGCTGTCTGAGATGAGGCGTACTTCATTACCTGCATCGGCATATTGCTT